GCGGCTGCGCTAGATTTGGGTAGGAATGTTCTTGAGCTCGCAGAGGGCGGCCCCATATCTATGGCAGGCAGGCTTGCCGGCTTTGGCGCTCAAGCGATGGCGGAGGGCAATCTGCCTCCGATTGATTACAAAGAAGCCGTACGCCCAGCACTGGCGGACGTTACCGGTGGCTTTAGTGAATACCAGCCGCAAACTATTCCGGGGCAGTTCGTTAGCACCACTGGCGAGTTTATGGGCGGCGCGGCCGTTATGCCGTTTGGGGGAATGCGTCAAGCAGTTACGTCTGCTATTCCTCCGGCCTTGGCAAGCGAAGCCGCTGGGCAGGCGACTAAGGGAACAGAATACGAAGGACCGGCCCGCCTTTTGGCAGCTCTCGGCACTCCAGCGACCAGCGTTGCATTGCAGCGTGGCGCTCAAAAAGCGGCTTTAGGGCCAGACCCATTAATTAACGTGCCAGGATCGGGGCGGCGTCAATCTGTGAGCCTTCTCGAGCAGGCGGGTGTCCCAATGACAACGGGATTGAAGACTGGGTCTGAGAAGCTACGCACGGTTGAGGGTAGCCTCGAAGTGCCGCTAGAAACAAAGACAGGCTTGACGCAGGCTGTAATGCGAATGACTGGCTCAGACAAACCTCTGGCCACTGGGCCAGCGCTGGACGAGATCGGCACTCGGCTCGGAGCTGTATTCGACCGAGCTGAAGCTGTTGCAGGAGACGTGCCGCCGGAGGGTCTAGGAGTGTCTGCGATGAAAGTTCTTGACGACCACAAAGAATTTGCAGGCGATGATGTTATTCCGCAGGCACTTACAAAGGTTGCCAATAAGATTGCTGGCGCCGCGGAGACTGGCACTGAGCTGTCTGGTCGAACAATGCAAGACATGCGCAAGAAATTGCGCAAAGTCATGGAGGGCAAGGGGCAGGACAGTAATGTGACATTTGAAGCGGCTTTGCGCTTAAATAACTTGATTGACGACTTTATGATTGAAAGCGTGCGATCACAGGCGCCAGACATGGTCCCAGAGCTTATGGAGGCGCGTCAGCAATATCGCACATTCTTGACGCTAATGAATGCCATGAAAAGGTCTCCAGGCTCCGAGAGCGCAGGTGGCCTCATATCGCCGCAAATGCTGTCTGGCGCTTTGCGTCGACGCGAAGGTGATAATTATATTAGGGGAACAGGGTCTGACTTGGCAAACCTCGCTCGGGCGGCGGAAGAGGTTGTCAGCTCAGCATCTACAGTTAAGGCCGGCGGCGTGCGCAAAATAGATTTGCCGCAGGGCAGCTCTGCTCCGGGTTTAAGCATTGGCGCTTTGCTCGGCGGATCGGCTGGGTTGTACGGTCAGCTTGATCCATACATGGTGGGCCTCTTATCTGCGGCCGCAGGAGCTACCACTGGAGCCGCGACACGCGCAGCTCCAGCAGCGGTTAGAGCAGCGCAGAGAAGCAAAGCGGGTCAGCGATACCTGATGCCAACTGGCGACAGCGCAGCAACTCAGATGCTCTTGGACACCTTGAGGTCTGGGGCACGCCAAACAGGCGGCCTGCTCAACATACCCCAGTAACCGCTACTTCTTAGCAGCTTTCTTATGCGCGGCCTTCTTTGGCTGCGCCTCAAGCGCGTCTGCGGCTGCGCGGTGCAGCTGGGCCGACTGCTCTTGGATGATGGTGGCCGCCTGCTCGCAGAATTTAAACAGCGCCATGATGTTTGTTACGCGGTGCGGGTTGTTGAGATTGCGCACCAGTTCCTTCGTGTCGTCGTCTAGCATGTGATCCTCCATAAATGTCACCTGGAGACGGTATAACATTTTTTTCGCTTTGTGAACATTTTGTGCTTGCAAGGGTGTGCTGTTACCCCTATGTTAACAATATACACAGAAACAAAGGAACACGGATATGAGCCAGATACTGAAATACACCCAAAAGGGCTACGACATTACCGCAATCGTGAGCGGCGCAGGCTTCGATGCGTATGCTGAAATTATGTATAAGCCTTATGGCTCAGACGAGCACGTCGCTATCGGACGCATCTACAAGACCACAACAGCAGCTTGTGGCACGACACGCGATACCGCAACTTGGCATCACGTCAAAAGCGAAAGCCCAATCAATAAAAAGTCTTGGCATGAAGCCGCCAAAGACCTCTATTCTGCTTTCCGCAAGGAGGCAGCGTAATGATGCCAACTGCGCAAGATTGGGCGATCCTGATCGCCTGGACGTCACTCTGCGGGCTGTTGATCGCCTGCACTGTGACCGCTAATGTAACTGATGAAACAATGCGCCCAAAGGCGCGACCAACACACTGGGAGACCACGCATGGCTAACAACTACTCACGCTCCGACATCCTCGATATGGCGAGCGAATGTATTACGAAAGACCGGGCTGCGACGCACGGCGACATGGAGGAAAACTTCTCGACGATTGCGGCTTATTGGAGCATCCACCTGGGGGTTGAGGTGACTGCCGCAGATTGCGCAATTATGTGCGCACAGATAAAAATTGCTCGCCTCAAGTCTAACACCGGCCACGCCGACAACTGGGTGGATCTGGTCGGATACGCTGCCTGCGGCGGTGAGCTGGCCGCTGAGCGCCCGGAGGGTTCGACATGAGCGAAGCATGGGCGGCCATCTTACCGAGGCTGGTAGCTTGCCCTGAGTGCCACGGTGAGGGCACTATAGAGGAGGGGTACGCATACCCTCACAACGCGGGCCGCGACATCGGTGAAATCATTATGGAGACCGTATCGTGTCCAGAGTGCGGCGGCATGGGCGAGATCCCGCCGCCTGAGGAAGAAGAGGAAGAGGAGGAAGGCGAATGAAGTATGACCCGGAGGCGCTCACGCGCCACGTCATCGACTGCGCGGAGCAGGGCATGTCCCAGGCCGACGTGGCAGACTTGCTGCGCGTGTCGCGCTCAACAGTCCACCGCATCACTAGTAAGTTAAACATCAAGCTGGAAAGGAAGCCCCGTGAGTACGGACCAAACTCAGATCATTATCGGACGCCTCGAGCGGATAACGAGCATCATGCTGGCGGAGCAGAAGACGGCGATGCGGCCAAACCTAAAGCAGCGGCTGGAGGAATTCCAAGCCCTATTAGACGCACTCAGGCGCGCGACCAACGTGAAGCCGCAGAGCGACTGAAGGCAAGGCTGGAGGGCGTCACAGATAAGCATGAACGGTACGAGATCACATACGGCCACTGCGTTTGGGAATACGAGCAGGCCATGTATCGAGCGGGCAAACGTGACCTGCTGCCGTCTGGCCCGCGTAGGCCACTGACAACCTCCCCGTCCATGCTGGTGGCCGCTGAGAAAAGCAAACAGCACAGCATCGAGCAAGGCAACCGCCTGTTCGCGCTGATACCGTATGACCAGCGCGTGACCGCCTCAGAGGCCGCAGAGCTTCTGGGCGAGAGCGTACCGCGCACGTCCAGCTACCTCAAGAAAATGTGGGAGGCTGACAAGATATACCGCGTGCGCGACTTGGTAGAGGTTCCGGGTTGCACTAAACGTCAGTGGCGCTGGGTGTTCAGTAAGCAGCCAATCAAGGCGCTGGCCAACTATTTCGAGGATGACGTGTGATGGATGACAAGGAAATTGAACGCATGATAAACGCGGCAGGGTTCATTGGAGCTGTCTTCGGCTTCTTTAGCGGGGCCGTCTTGATGGCCCTAGCCTTTACTATATTCTAGTAATCGTGCGGGTGGTCGTGGGAATGATTGGCGCATTCGGAGCACGTTAACCAACAAACAATATGTTGAACCACCCGCTCAAACTTTTTACGCAAGCCCACACATGGGCGCCAGAGATTATTTAAAGCTGTCCAGAGTTTTTTGCATCGACTGGCTTTCGTTTAGAAATTCCGCCTCCGACACATACGTTGTCGTCTTGAGGATTTCGTCGCCACGGCGAAAGACTACAGCATCCAGATCCACCGCGACAAAGGCGTAAACGTCTGACCTTTTCCCGATCTTCTTAACTGTGTGGAATTTATATCTCTGTTGTATTCCATGCGTCTTGCTTGCGCTTTTTACTTGCAATGTGAGCGTGCGCGTGGCCGTCTGTATATACGCATCATGGTCTTTGATCTGACACAAGGTGCAGAGATACCCGGCAAGCGAAAGGCGGGCGAGTGCTAAATGCTCGCCCGCTCTGCCTACCGCCGCGCTGGCCTTCTGATCTTGGACGCGCACTTAGCTAAGTTGACTAGGTCATAAGTTCAAAATGTGGGCCGTCGATGAAAGGCCGCCTACCTTGTGACCGACGCAAGTCAATGTATTCATTCATGGCCTCTTCCATTGTGCCTTCATACTGACCAATGCTATCAATGTGCCATGCAGCGCCCCAGCGCACTTTGCAACCAACAGCGTTGGCGCCCTCAGACATCGCGTCGGCCAAGTCGTCATAGAGGTTCAATTCCCATGACCCCCGGCCGCCAATGTAAGCCATCAAGTCAACGGCAAGGCCGTCTAGGTGCTTGGACTTCATTGTCTGTGACGCGCCTTTGGCGACTAACGCCTTCTGCATCTCAAGCGTGCGAAGACCTTGGATGACGCCGAAATCCGTTTTGGTTGCCGTGATTGCATGTTTAACCACTGACACCAACCTTTCATCGACGCCCTCCATGCGATCCAAACTACGTTGTGATAATTTATAAGTCATTTTTTAGCCTTTTTCTTAGCTGGCTTCTTAGCCGTCTTGGCAGCCTTTTTAAATGCACTGGCCGTTGGCGCTCCTTTAGTGCCGGGTTTGCGCATTTTTTCCTTACTTCCGGCTTTGATGCGCGCGCGCTTTTTTGCGATGTTTTTATAGAGAGACATACCTGCACTCCTTACGCCATTTTGATTTTTACGCTCTTCTTGCACGAGCCTGCGGCTGTGCATAATGATTTTGACTTGCATCCGGGGCAGGGTTTGAAGCCTGATTTGTTGCCGTATTTCATGTTATGACCTCCTCGATTTGGTGCCGGAACATTTCCAGCGTTTGCGTGACAAATTTAGCGGACTGTTAGGATCTTTCGCCGCCTTGGGAAACTTCTTCTTCTGCGCTGCGGATCGTGCGCAATACGCGTCGCCCTTCTTAGTGCCGGCCTTGACCCGCGGTCCGCCACCCTTCGCCTTGCCGGCTTGGCCGTAGCTGACCTTCTTGCCGGACGCCGTGACCTTGACGCGGGCCTTGCCCTTCGCCGGTGTAGATTTGCTCATGCGCCTTCTCCTAACTTGAAGC